TCCGTCGCGAGAACGACGGCACCCCAAATGGAGTTTTTACCCTCACGACCAATCACCGCTGGCTGTCCGCCGAGGGGTTTCAGAATGGCACCACCTTTCACGATTTCGTCGTAGGTCAGTCCGTCGCCGGCGCTGATGCTGTTCTGGCTGCTCGCCGTGTAGAAGTGGTTCGCCGCATTGGTCTTGTGCAGCATGGTCATGAGCATGCTGTGGCTTTTGTATTTGCCCAGCCAGCGGCCCAGCTTGATCGGGATCTTGCGCTTGAGCTCACCCATGATGCCCATGATCTCGCCGGAGCGCTTGGTGAAGCGCGTCGCATGGCGGACCCAGTCCACGGTGAGTTCGAAGTCGTTGAAGATTTCCTCTTCGAAGTCGTCTTCGTCCTCGAAAATCTCGTCGCCTTGTTTACCCTCGTCACCGTAGTCGGAGGTAACTTGGAATTTGATGGTGGTGCCAGCGCCTGCGCTGGTTTCCGTCTTGGTGCGAATGATGGCGTCGCCGCCACCTTCCATCTGCATAAACGGATCTTCCTCGGCTTCTGCGAGGTCAATGCCAGCCGCCCAAAGGACCTTCGGGTCCATTTGCGCGGAGAGTGAGTCGCCCGTGTTCGGGCCGGATTCTGAGTAAGCCATAATCGTGTGAGTTTGGGATATGGCACCCCACCAAAGTCAGCCTCGCTAGGCCGCCATGCGTTCCACGATCTGTTCGAGTTCGTGGATCGACTGCGGTTGGTAAGCGTGCTTGCCTTGGAAGGCTGCCGGGTTGCCACCAGTGCTGGTGGCGAGGAGGGCAGCTCCGACGGGGACTTGGCGCGAAACGGGGGGAGGCGTGGACTTGGCGGGAGAAGGGGAAGCACTCGATGCCGGTGCGGCATTGGGCGCGATGGAAAGATCACTGGCCGCCTGCGTGAAATACAGCAGCACGCTGTTCGGGCTGTGGTAAATCGCCTGCATGGCAGGGTCCTGGCTGTCACGGTAGCTGGCCTGAATCTCAGCCGCTCGCTGGTGCAGCGCACTGTTTGAGTCTGCCGCGCCAGCGTGGGCAAACATCCCATGCACTCGCGTTTCCGCCGCCTGCCATTGCTCCATGAATGCCGCCTGTTCCGCGGCCTGCTGCGTCACCGCAGCCGCCTCGTCACGTTGAGCATTGCCAGCCGCCTCAGCGATCTCCCGGTTGAGCCGGTTAATCTCGCGCAGCGCCGCCGCCTGGTCCTTGGCATTGAAACCTTCTGCTGCCGTCTCGAAAGCTGTGGTGGCTTCCTCAAGGGCTTGCGTCAGGTCCGCCAGACGTCCCGTCGCAGGTGCAGGCGTCGCCGCCGGTTCCTGCGTGGCTGGAGCAGCCGCCGCACTCGGCGCTGCGTCCATCCCCAGAATACCCATCGCGAGCCTTTCAGCTTCACCGAAGGTCATCGGACGATTGTCCAAGCGAGCCTCTTTGAAAAGGCGAGCCGTGTGGAACGAGAGGGGATCATCCGTCGGCACTTTGAGCCGCGACGGTAGATTGCCAGGAGCCAGAATGCCTTCCTCATGTTCCACCGTGCCGGGTTGAACCTCGGCAGGAGTAGCAGCAGAAGGGGAAGCAAGCGACGTAGAAGGAGCGGGAGCCGTCTCACCTTGCGGTGCGACCTCTTCCACCTCTTCGGGCAGGCTTTCCATGAAACGCTCGTAAGCGTTCGTGTCCATCTTCTCCAAGTCCACGCCCCCACCCGCTCCAGCTTGCGTCTCCATCTTCGCTGCTGATTGATTGGGGTTGAGTGTGGTGTTGTCGCTCGCCGGAGAGACGAGCGCGGTCAGGGGTGCTCCTTCGACAGGCTGGACCGTGTCGGAGGTGGGCGTGGTAGTTGTCTGGGCAGAAACCTCAGTCATGCCCACGAGTAGCGGCATCACATCGCCCGAATGTCAATCGGGTTTTGTTGCGACGTCGAGCGCCGTGTGGTAGGATGAAATCATGGAACCGCCCCCTTCCCATCCGCCGACGTGCCTTGATTTGTTTTTTGCGCTCGCCCAGCGCTTTGAGGGTGTTGATTTGCAAAGCCGCCGAGGATTCATTCATGGCCCATGGAGGGCCAAACTGATCAGCAATAAAAACTCACGAGATCATTACAGATTGGAGGCATGGGGCAAAACAGCCGAAGAAGCTGCCTTCATCATAGTGACCAAAGTCCAAGATTTGGACGGTCTTAATAACCAGATCGCCGCCGAATTGCAGGCCATGGAAGCCGAGCAGGCTACCTCATCCCCCTCTGCCCACGCTTCGCCGCCAGTTCCCGCTGCCGCTGCTTTTCGCGAAACGCCGGCTCCGCTGCCTTCGTGACCGGTGCCCGGTAAAGCGTGGCACCTTCAATGGTCGCCAAAGCGATGCACAGCGCCAGCACCCAGTCATCATGCTTTCCAGGTGCCGCTTCCTCGCGTCCTGATTCCGTGCGGATGAAAAACTCCAACTCGGCCAGCACAAATTCTGCCGGGCAGTCCAACCCACTGCCCGCCACATCCCACTCACGGATGGCCGCAGCCAGCCGCTCAATGCACCAGCCCCGCATGCCTTCGCCATCGGTGCCTCGCGTGAGAAATCCAAATTTCTTCGTCGGACGCTGGTCATCCTTGTCGGTGGCCGCCCGTTCCCTCTCGTAGATGTGCGCTCCGAGGTCACGCAGAGCGCGGATGAAACCCTTGTCGTAGTTCACCTCCGGCACGATCAAGCAGCCGCCATAGTAGCGTGACAGCCTCCAGGCCATATCCGCCAGCACGAGCTGATCGACGCGACAGTTCGGTTTGATCGTCGCCACCACCTTCGGAGGCATCCAGCAGCCTCGCTGCGCACTCATGAACCCCTGCCGGATCACGAGCACCGTCTGGCAGTCCCGCTCCCCGCCCTCGGTCACTTCCTCGCCGGCCGCCAGATCGGCAGCCAGCAGGTAGCGATAGCCCACCTTCGGAGATTCCCACACGTAGTAGCTGGCCTCGCTATCCTCGCGCACGATGCGCGGCACGTAGCTCTTCCGGTCCCCGCTCGGATTCTCCAAAATGATGCGCCGCATGGCGTCACGCTGCTGCTCGGCCACTTCCCGCAGCTTCCGCAGCCCGATTCGATTGAATCGACCCGGTAACGTGCTCTTGAAGCCCGCCTCCGGCGTCGGAGGATACTCACGGTCCCGGTTGTCGGGATCACGCTGGCACTCGTTGATCAGCACATCGCGCCAGTATTTGATCTGCTCGGCATCGAGGCGGAAGCGACGGATCATCTCCTGCTCGGCGCTTTTCTCTTCCTCGGAGATGGCCCCGATGCCCGCCATGATGTCCGCGACCTCCTGCACATCGCGACACGCCATGCGGCTGTCATCGAACACAAACCAGGGGGCGAACACCTTGATCCAGCCATTGCCACGCTTCCCACGCTTGAAGTCCTCAAAGGACACTGCCCCCGGCACGTTCTTGTCCTTGTCACCCACCCACTTGTGAAAAAACTCACCAAAGCCGCCTTTGACGGTCGTCTCCATGATCACCAGCGTGCCCGGCAGTTTCGGCACGCAGTTCTGGACCCCGTTGAGCACCTTGCTGGCATTCGCCACGCCTTGCTCGGCCCAGCGTGCCACTTCTGTGAGCACGGCCACCTGATAGGTGCCGGAGCGGCCTGCCTCGGGATCTCGCGCCGTTTCCCACTGCCACTCGGACCCATTGGCAAACGTCGCCGAGTCCGTGTTCAGCTTCTCAATGGAGTTCCCCCACTCGAAGCTATCACGGGAGGCGTAATGGCTGAAAATGCCCCACAGGTTCTCCACCTGCGAATACTGACCGCCCATGAGCAGGCAGTTCGAGCGCTGCCTCCGGCTCCACCAGTAGGCCAGCGCCATCGTGCCCGTCGAGCACCCTTTCTGCCGAGGCTTGTAAACGAGGAGCCTGCACGGCTCGTTGTTGTCGAGGCACCACTGCGCGATCTCGAAGAGCCGCTTTTGCAGCCAGTTCGCATGCAGTGCCACGCCGTCTTGACTCCGCGCACCGCGCTCCTGCCCGGACTTGTCGATGATATGGCCCTCCGTCTCAAACCACGCCCCCGGCCGCGATCTAACCACGAGCTGGTCCACGTCGTCATGCGTCTCCTGCACCCCGAGCGCATGAACGGCCCGCATCGTCGCCGTGCTGGTCAGGTTGTCGGCGGTGATTGGCGAGGATGCCATAGCGTCAGCCTTTCGCCGGTAGAGGTTTCACACCCGCGCCGGCCATCTGCTTTGCCTGCGCTTCGCAGTCCTGGATCATCTCCAGCATGGCCTGCCGGTATTCCGGGGAAATGAGCAGCTTCTGCCGCAGCTCTTGGATGCCGAGCACCGGCTTCGCGTCCTTCTTCTTCTCCCGCTCCCGAGGCCGCCCTTGGTGCCACTCGGTGAGGGCTTTGAGCGTCGAGAACTGCGTCGAAAACGCCGGCTTTGATCCCGTGCAATTCCCGTCCTTGTCGAAGACATCCTCCTCAGCCATCAGGAGCCGCTCAAAATGCTGCGTCAGCCGCGCCACGGGAAAAACATGCGCCATCGCCTGATCAAAGTCCGCCCCCTCCGGCACCGCCGTGTAGGCCATCCGATTCGCCGGCGGTTTCGTCTCCCCGTCACCCTGTCCCCCAGTCTCCCCGGCTGGCTCACCCTTCACACACACACGCGCCCGCACACAAGAAGGCTTCGATGGCTTCGGAGGCAAAAGACCCTCCACATTCTCCCCGCGCCCCAGCTTCTTCATCGCCGCCAAAGCCGCGCCGCGATCCCCTTTGATCACCACACAGCGCCGGGACGGAAAATGCACCAGCACAAACGAAAACTCCGCCAGCAGCGCCTCCGGTGGCGTCTCCACCACATCGGGCAGTTTGCTTTTGCGGACATTGTAGAGCCTCACCTCACCACCACCCAATGATTCAGCCACCGTCACCGTGCTCATCGGCACCGGTTCGGTTGGCGGGATAGGTTTCTGGGGCTGCTGGGGCTTCTTCTTGGCCACAGCCGC